GTCGCTGCCTAGCTTTAAAATTTAGACTATCTTTCGTATTCCGTATTTCATCTTCCATGTCTTGCCAAAAGGCATCCCTGAACAACTGTTCGTGGTCCGCGGATAGTTTGGTATGAATAATTAAATCTTTATCTTTAGGAATCCAATCTTCCCAAAACTGTTTACGTTGATCTGACCATTGCCATTTGATCTCGCCTAGTTCAGGTTTAGCGTGAATGTAATACCCGAAGATTAGCGGTTCTTTGAACTTTGGTACTGTTTTTGGCATCTTTCTTCCCGAATATTTTTTCCCAGTTATCTTGGTATTGATTACCTTTTTCTGGTCTACGTTTACTCCCCTTGCTCATCGTATTCCCTATAATACTCTACAATCGCTAAAATGTTCTTTGTGTAGCGTGTGATTTCTGCCATATTCATCGAAAGGTTTTCGTATTGTTGTGTGGTCAACGCATAGTATGCAACCGCAGGAGCTTTACCGTCTTTAACAAGTTGTAGGTATTCTTCCATGATTTCTGGAGTTAACACTTCAAATGTTACCTCGGTCGCTTGGATTTCCATAGGTAACGGTGGGTGATACATAGGAGCAGGTAATGCGATCGTATTAACGTCTACAGGTTTTACAGTAGGAAAGAGCGAACACCCACTGACCGCGATTAATGCACCAAGACTAATTAGTAGCTTCTTTTTCATCTTTTACTGTTGTTAATGTTACAAGGTTATCTATTACTCTTTTAGTGCCACGGTTAACCATTCCTTCTACCAGTTTAGGTTTATTTAGTGCAAGGTTATCCAGATCGTGCTTAGCAAATGTGTTTCTTAATTTATTTACTTCACGAAGTGCGTTTTGGTTTTCGGTTTCCAACGCACCAAGGCTCGCGGACAGTTGTTCTTGTTTAGCTAGGTATTGTTTGATGGATTCATTTTGCTCGGATATTTTACTTTCCAGGATTATCTGATTACCTTTGAGCGTGGATATTTGGTCTAATAAGAACCACGAACCCGCCAAAGATGCCGCCAATAGACCTCCGAGAATCAAGCTAAGTTTAAATCCCATCCGAAAAGTATATTCGAAAAAAATTTTTTCGCAAAATTTTTAACACAGGGACTTATTTGTAAAGTAGTTGCAATCGAGAGGCTGAACCTAAGGAGCGGCGGAGGGTGAGGACGTAAGTAGCGTTTAGGGGGGTATAGGGGGCGTTCTAAGAGTAGCTATATATGGTGTAAGGGTAGAGTAGTGTTGGTAATGTAAGGGGCGTAGGTTATATCGTAGGCATAAAAAAGGGCTACGAATGTAGCCCTTAGGTAAGGTAGCTAGAGGTTAGCTAACTAAGGCATTAACACCATTAGATTTATTCCAAGCATCAGTACCTTTCATTTTAGATATATAGGTACGCAGTATTTTGCTAGGGGTTTGTTCATACGCAACACCACTAGCATTTACCCATGCAATACTATCATCAGCACTTACGCTAAAGTCATCTATTTGTTTGACTGTAGCTGTACCGCCTAATAGTTTGATATAAGCCAAGACTAGTTGAACTTGTCTAGGGGCTATACCTCTATCGCTCATGGCGTTATCAGTTAATGATAAGACCATTGATTGAGCAACACCGCCACCACTTTTACCAATAGGGGCAATGTTATCAATTTCCGCTTTTCTTTTATCTACATTAGCAGTAGCGGTTTTAACTGCTAATCTATCTTTACTTCTTTTATCCATGTTGGATACCTCTTAGGCTATTAGTTAGTTAGGTATTGATTAGTAGCCTATTACCTAATCAATAACCTAGTATAACAATAAACTACTTTACTTGTATAGTTATTTATATGTTTATTTAATTATTTATTTATTAGCGATTTTTACGATTTTAGCGATTTTATTTTTTATTTACACGATTCGCACGAATGTTTTTTCTTTCTGGGCGATTCGCACGAATGTATTTATTATATATAGAGTAGAGCAGGAAGGGTTGAGTAGAGCGACGGATAGAGTGATAGAGTAGATTGAGTGATAGAGTGTAGAGTAGAGCGAGCACAAAAAAGGGGACCGAAGTCCCCTCGTTCGCTGTCCGTGGTTAGCTGACAGTAATCAGCTTCTCCTCGATCAAGCGTTTTCTATAATGAGACCAAATGGTATTTGGCTCTTGGACTGTTTGCAGTCCCGCTTTGACCAATGCACTCTCGGTCGAACCGTCAGTGCCGATCAGCTCACCCACCGTCATGGTGTGATCTTTCGCAGCGATTAACGCTTCGATGATCTTCCCTGCTTGGGGTGGGAACTTTCCTTTTGGCGTAGCAATCAAAGTGATCACTGCGTCGTAGTTAATTGACCCTCTTTGGGCTCCTGCTTGATAGTTCTTATCTATCATAATAATTCTCCTTTCTTAGTTAATTCTTAAATAACCTTTATTTAAGATAAGTATATTATTGCTTACAAACAAGCGAAAGTAAAGCACTAAAAAGAGTCGCAGATTACACCACCAGGAGCGATTCGCACGAGTCTTAGTCCGCGGCTATCTCTCCTTCAACAACTTTTGCATCCAAAGTTCTTTTCTTAATAAGGTTTTCGAGTCGATCGAGTATGTCGTCCTTTGACATCAGATCGATTTTCGCGGTTAGTATCTCGCGTCTATCAATGTAGAGTCCACCAGCCTTCCCTCGATGGACCTCGGCTGTGATGGCTGCGGATATTTGACCTTGGTCCTTCGCCTCCTCTCTGAGGTCATGTAGAGTAGAGAGGTGTGTCTCCAGGGAAACTGCATCTCTCTCCGAAGCTGCGATTTCCAAGTCGATCAAATAATTCTTTACAACTGGGTTATGGTTTAGTAATACGCTCCCCTGTGTCTTCGCACCCTTCCTGTCCTTCGTATACCCTGCTTTTATCACGGCTTCAGTGGCTGTTTGCCCTTTGAAGTACTCCTTACAAAATTTCTTTTGTTTAGAGTTGAGTGGCTGCCAAATCTTACCGTTGTCGTCAACGAATCCTTTACCGTCTTCTGTTGGCATTAATGACGTGTACGTCAGCTGTTTCATTCTACCTCCGAGCTTCGCATAAAGTTATTACTATCATATTAGTTTTATTATCAAATAAATAGTTTTCTCGTGCCCTCTAGGTAATCTTACCATAGTTTCTAATAGAGTAATAGAATTCTATTAGTTTTGTAGATTCAAAGAATAGAGTAACCAAGAGACTTGTAGAACGAATCTATTAGTATATTAGCGATATTAGTAGATTTGAAAAACTTTTTTGAAAAACTTTTTTAATTTTGAGAATAACAATACACATAGATTAATAGACTATAACAGGCGTAAAAAACCCCCGACCAACGCACCGCTGACCGAGGGCAAAGATTAGTTAAATTTCTTATCCACAAGTGTAGCTCTTTTCCCACTCTTCACGAGTCACATGCCTGTATTTGTCGTGTCTCGTAATCTGAGCTATCTGACCTTCACCTGACTCGACTATAAATATATTATAAATATAATCGTTATCTTCTAACATCATTCCGTAAGCAGTTGTAGTATACCCATTTTTTGGCTTAATCTCAGACTGTTCATTCTCGTGTAAGAATAAACCATTTTGTTGGTGTCCTCCTGGATAACTCACCTCGGTCATATCATCAACTAAAGACGCTCCATCCTCTGATAATGGTATAACTGAATGCCATTCGTCAACTCGATGTTTATCAAGTTCTTTCTGTATTCTATCGTATAGTTCTTTCATTTTATTTCTCCTTTATTAAGTTAGGCTCTAGTTTATATCCATCTACTCCGTCTTCCCAATAGTAAAAACGCTCCCCTGTTTCGAGATCCTCGAGTATCGTTCCCTCGAACGATTCCCAACCCTGTAATATTGGATCGTTTGTTAGTTCTTCGATAGAGTGTTCATCGAGTAAATCTATATTTCTATCTATCACTGAACACCAAAGGTCTGCATAACTTTCCTGTATGTCTTCTACCTGCTCGGCTCGGCAAATGCAAACGAAGACATTATCTTTCGGTTGCACCTCGTGCCTGTATTCGAAGTAGAGTTTATATAGTTTATTTTCCATATTATTTCTCCTTTCTATTTATAAGTTATCGTTAACGGTCTTCTCGTAATACTCCATGCACTGTAAGTTTGCATGTCATGTATATACTCAGACACAATCGTATAAGCGTAGTCTTTGTAGACAAATATCTTTACATCACAATCCCAAGTACTTTTGTCAGTGTAGTTATCAAGTGAAACATTTGTTTCGGTTCTTTCAAACGTTATCGTTTCGCTTTCTTTGTACTCGATAAGATCTTCTACGTCCCAAAAGAACGCTGCTTCATTACCATAAAAGTCTTTCGTAAAGGTACATATTTCAGTTTGCATCGGGCAACTCGTCTTTTCCCAATGGTCAGTGTTATGTATACAATCTAACCAGTTATCAAACTGGTCTTGATGTTTTCTATATTCTTCGTAAGTTATTCTATCCATATTAATTCTCCTTTCTTTGTAGTTAAAATCGCTAAAACCTTTTTAGCGTTAGGTATATTATACCTTAGATTTTACACGCGATTAAAAGCATTAAAAGCACTAAAAACCCCTTACCACTATCCGCGATTCTTTAATAAATAAGCATAAAAAACCCCCGCATAAGCGAGGGCTAAGATTATTAAATAGAGTAGAGTTCAGGCACTCCATGACCATTTACCAGTCATAGGAACTTTAAAGTATTCAGTCAAAGCACTAGAGCCTTGAGAGCCACCTAACGACACAGATAAATAGAAATAATTCGGATTACTAGAGTAAGCCACCGAAATAATACTATAAGAACCACCATCCGATACAGGGAAATAACAACTATCGTAGATAGTGTG